TTCTACGGATAGGAGACTAGATGGCTAACGCGACTTCTGGTACTTATACTTTTGATAAGAACTTTGCGATTGATGATTTAATCGAAGAGGCTTATGAAAGAATTGGTATACAAGGAACATCTGGATACCAACTTAGAAATGCTAGAAGATCTTTAAATCTTTTATTATCTGAATGGGGTAATAGAGGAATTCACTATTGGGAAATAGGGTCAACTAATATTGATCTAATTCAAGGTCAAACTGAATATAAATTTTATAGAACATCCGCAGATGGAACAAGTGCTACGACCACTCCTACAAATGGAATTTACGGAATTACAGATGTTTTAGAAGCTCAATTAAGAACTAATAGAACACAAACTACTCAATCAGATACTCCTATGACAAAAGTAGATAGATCTACTTATGCGGGATTTTCAAACAAACTTTCTCAAGGAACTCCTAATCAATATTGGGTTCAAAGATTTATAGATCATGTAAGTATTAGTGTTTATCCAACTGCTGATTCTTCAAATGCATCTAAAGACATGCATATTTATTATATTAAAAGACTTCAAGACGTGGATGGAACATACACAGATGCAACTGATGCACCATATAGATTTTTACCGTGTATGGTTACAGGCTTATCTTTTTATTTAGCACAAAAATATGCTCCAGATAGAATTCAAACTCAAAAATTATTATATGAGGATGAATTACAAAGAGCATTAGCGGAGGATGGATCAGCGTCTAGTACATACATTACACCTAAGACGTACTATCCAAATATTTAATTATGCCAAAATATGCATCAGGAAAAAGAGCACTAGCAATTTCAGATCGATCTGGACTTCAGTATCCATGGAGAGAAATGGTTACAGAATGGACCGGTGCATTTGTTCATGTTTCTGAATACGAACCTAAACAACCTCAATTAGAACCTAAACCAATTAGTGCTGATGGTGTTTCTTTACCAAAAGTAAGACCATCTAGAGTTGCACCAGATGTTACTAGAATGATGAGAGATGATCCTTTTGAAACTTATGGAGCAGGTTCTGGACTTATTAATGTATGGTTTCCTGGTCACGGTTTAACTGATGGGGACACATATAGAATTAGAGGATCAATAACTACTTCACCGGGAACAGGAACTGCTTATAATCCTGTGACAGGAGTTAATGGAACTTCGGTTTTTGGATATAATGATCCTCAAAGTTTTGATGGAATTACAGGAGCTAAATTAGCGTTAGAGGCGGGCTATGCAATTACGACAGGATTATATAGAAGTGGCGCAAGAGTAGATTCAGATTATGCAAAAGCAAATTATTTTTATTTTACAGTTAACACAGATACAGCTACACTAGGTAGCAAAACAGGAGGAGGAGTTGGGTGTTCTATTGGACCCGTGACTCTTGAAGCATAATGGCAGGAATATCTTACAGCACATTAGTTACACAAATTAGAAACTATACTGAAACAGATTCAAATGTTTTAAGTACTGATGTTTTAGAAAATATTATTTTAAATGCTCAATCTAGAATATGTCAGGATGTTCCAATTGATGCTGATAGACATATGCAAGATGGAAATTTAGTGACTGATAAGAATAGTATATATGCTCCATCTGGTGCAATATTTACTAGAGGTATAGAAGTGTTTGATTCTACTTCAGCCGGAACTGGTACTTTGAGATGGCTTATTAAAAAAGATGTAACTTGGTTATCGGAATATATAGAAGATTTAACAGGAAGTGGTGCTGCTGATGTCACAGGAATGCCTAAATATTATGCTATGTTCGGAGGAGCTACAGGAGATGGCTCAACGACTTCCGGTGGTTATATGTTAGCCCCTACTCCAGACGCAAATTACTATTTTAGAGTACATTATGATAAAAGACCGGCTACTTTAGAGTCCAGTAATCAGACTAATTATATTAGTGTAAACTACCCTCAACTCCTATTATATGCTTGTTTAGTGGAAGCTTATGGGTATTTAAAAGGTCCAACGGATATGTTGACATTATACGAGCAAAAGTATAAAGATAGTGTACAAACGTTTGCTTCTCAACAAGTTGGAAGAAGACGTAGAGACGATTATACGGACGGAACGGTTAGGATCAAAATAGATTCACCAAGTCCATAACAGGAGATAAAAAATGGCTATAACATCAGCAGTTTGTTCAAGTTTTAAAAGTGAACTTTTAAGTGGTAAACACGATTTCGATTCTTCAGGTGGAGATACTTTTAAAATTGCTATGTTTACAAGTTCTGCGTCTTTAGATGCAACTACAACAGACTATAGCACATCAAACGAAATTACTAATTCTTCAGGAACTGCTTACACAGCTGGTGGAAAAGCATTAACAAACCAAGGCGTAACTTTGTCAAGCACAACTGCTTACACAGATTTTGCTGATGTGTCTTGGACTTCAGCTTCATTCACAGCAAACGGTGCAATGATCTACAATACAACAACTGATGGCGGATCAGGTACAACTGATGCAGTTTGCGTAATTGCATTTGGTGGAGATAAAACAGTTTCTTCAGGAACATTTACAGTTCAATTCCCAGCAGCAGGAGCAACCACAGCTATCTTAAGATTAGCTTAAGGAGGTAATTCCTTATGGCTTCAGTTTGGGGTGGTGATAGTCCTTCAGTAGCCTGGAACGTTAACTCGTGGCAATCTAATACATTTTCATTATCTATTACTGGTTTATCCTTTAGTGCATCTCTAGGAGATGTTGCAGCTTATCCTGAACAAGGATGGGGCTCAGATACTTATGGGTATGAGAACTGGGGTTCATCAGGATATGCAGTAGAAGTTAGTGGAGTTTCTTTCACTGCTTATGTTAACGCAGATGGAGTTTTATCTTATCCGCTTACTGGATGGGGTAGAGCAGAATTTGGAGAAGAACCATATGGCGATAGTGATAACCCTGTTGTTAATGTTACAGGACAATCTATTACTGCATCTCAAGGAACATCAACTGTTACTGCTGAAGTAAATGTTGGATGGAGTTCAGATGCTTGGGGCGTTGAAAACTGGGGATCATCAGGATTAGCAGTAGATGTTGATGGTTTAGATATAGGAACTGTTTCAGTAGGCCAAGGTGGCTGGGGAACTGTAGCTTATGGAAATGCTAGTTGGGGTATGTGGACTCTTACACCAGCAGACGTTGTTGGATTATCAGGACAATCTATTACTGCATCTCAAGGAACTTCAAGTGTACAAGTTGATTATGTAGATACACCAGACGGTTTATCTTTCACTGCATATCAAGGATCCATTAGTGTAAATAATGGTGCTGATATGACGGTTGGTTTAGCGAGTCAATCTGTTTCATCTTCAGTAGGCGCAATTACGCCAGCAGATGTTGTAGGAATTACAGGCGTTGAATTTAATGCTTATCAAAATGCCTCTGGAATAGTAGTAGCTAATGTAGAGCTTGTTAATCTAACAGGAGTATCTTTCACAGCTTCTGTAGGAGCAATAACACCAGATGCAATGACCGTTAGTTTTGCTGGTGTTTCCTTCACTGGTTCAGTAGGTTCAATTACACCGGCCGATGTAGTAGGATTGACTGGAGTTGAATTTAATGCTAATGTAGGGGAATTATATCCGATATACTTTAAAGATGTCGATATTGAATCTTCAGCAGGTTATGAAGATGTTGACATTGAAGGTTCTACAACGTATACAGATGTAAATATAGCGGCGTAAATTAGGAGATAAAATTATGGCTTCAACATATACACCATTAGGTGTTGAAAAAATGGCAACTGGCGAAAATGCCGGTACATGGGGAACAAAAACTAATACAAATTTAGAGATTCTAGAACAAATATCTGGTGGCTATGCAGTTCAAACTTTAAATGGAGGAGGAACTGGTGCTAACACAACAACTTTATCTGTGTCCGACGGATCCACAGGTGCAACTCTTGCAACAAGAATTATAATTTTAGGAGCAGAATCTGCTCAAACCATTACAGGAAATAAAATAGTTACAATACCTCTTGATGTAGAAAACTGGTATTTTATTAAAAATAATACAAGCGGAGATTATACAACTCAATTTAAATATGTTAGTGGATCAGGTTCAAGTGTTACTTGGGCAGTTGGTGATACAGGCTGGAAAGCTGTTTATGCAAGTGCTAATGATGGTACTAATCCTGACATTGTTGACATTGGGATGGGTGACGTTACAACTACTGGTACACAAACTTTAACAAACAAAACTTTAACTTCACCAAAAATTGGTACATCTATTTTAGATACTAATGGAAACGAATTATTTTTATTAACAGCAACAGGATCAGCAGTTAATGAATTGACTTATGCTAACGCAGCAACTGGTAACGGTCCAACTTTTACCGCTTCTGGTGAAACAAATGTTGATATAAATATTAATCCAAAAGGATCAGGAGTTTTAAAATCAGGAAGTTCAGCAGTTAAAATTGCAGGAAAAGAAGCTATGTGGATTCCAGCACCAGCAATGTTTGGACCAACAACTAACCCTGCGGATGCAGCTCAAGTAGAAACAACAGCAACAAGACCAGATTTAAAAGTATTTGATTTTGATGCTAGTACAGCACAATACACTCAATTTTCAGTAGCTATGCCTGAATCATGGGATTTAGGGACAGTGACTTATCAAGTATATTGGTCTCCAAGCACAACAAATACAGGAAACTGTATATTTGGTTTACAAGGAGTTTCGTGTGGTGACAGTGACACAATTGATGTGGCTTATGGAACAGCACAAGAAGTTACAGATGCTGGGATTGGAACAGTAGAAGACCAACAAGTAACAGCTGAAAGTAGTGCAATGACAATTGCTGGTTCACCTGCAGACGATCAACAAACTTATTTTCAATTATATAGAGACGCAGCAGACGGTAGTGATACTTTTACTGGTGAAGCCAGAGTTCTTGGTGTAAAAATATACTATACTACTAATGCAGCAAACGACGCATAAGAAGAATAGAATATGGCAGGATTTGGTTATCAAATTTTAGGTTTTGGAGCCGGAGGCTCCGTCACTGAATATTCAATCGATATTCTAGTAGTAGCTGGCGGCGGTGGCGGCGGAAGAGGTAAAGCTGCTGGCGGCGGTGGCGGCGGTATGAGAAAATTTACCGGTCAAACTTTTTTATCAAACGAAACATTAACTGTAACTGTAGGATCCGGTGGCGCTGGAGGAGCAACTTTTGCAGCTGCAGGATCATCAGGAACAGATTCATCAATTGCAGGAGGATCATTAACAGCGACTTTAACTTCTTCTGGAGGTGGTAATGGAGCTGGAGACTCTGGAACTGGTGGTGACGGAGGAGCAGGAGGCGGAGCTTCTTATCCAATGACCACTGGAGGAGGATCTGGAAACACTCCACCATTTGACCCACCACAAGGCGCCGATGGAGGTGGAGGTCCCCCTCCAAATAGAGGCGGCGGTGGCGGAGGCGGAGGCGCTTCTGGTACAAACGGTGGAAACATGGCAGGAGGATCTGGCACATCAGATTCAATTACAGGAACTAGTACGACTTATGCCGGAGGCGGCGGAGGATCTATACAAAACTCTACATCATCACAAAGTGGTGGATCTGGAGGCGGTGGTACAGGTGGACCTGGCGGCGACGGAACTGACGGACTTGGCGGCGGCGGTGGCGGCGGAGGCC